TGATTTTTTCCAATTCGGCAACGAGGCCGTGATCCGTTTCCAGCCTCTTGTAGCCCCGATATTACACGAAGTCAATATGTACCTGCATTTATTTTTTGTCCCTTATCGCATTCTCTGGGACAATGCAGGAACTGACAATTGGGAGACATTTATCAGCGGTGGTGTCGACGGTGACGAAACACCCACATTACCACGTTGGGAACCAACAGACACAACTCAAGGCTCCCTTTGGGATTTTATGGGATTCCCTGTCGGCATTGATCCCGATGGAGCTTATCCCATAGACATGCCCCGAAGAGCTTATAACCTGGTTTGGAATGAGTATTATAGGGATGAGTCTCTCCAGACTGAAGTTGCATTAACCAACGAATCAATACTCAATCGTTGCTGGGAAAAGGACTATTTTACTAGTTCATTGTTATGGCAGCAACGTGGTACGGCTCCAGCTCTGCCTATAAGCGGATTAACGTCAGCGGTGTGGCAATCTGCCGACTTCGGGGCAAATGTTTCTAATGTACAGCCGGCCGGATTCGTCTCAAATGCAGCCGACCCGGTAATGCGTCCTCCAACTGGATTTGACCCTACTACATGGCGTCAAAATGCTCTTAACATGTTCAATTCAAATGTTATAGATATGAGTAGTGCATCCACATTTGATATAGCCGATTTACGTCTCGCATTTCAAATTCAAAAATGGATGGAAAGAAACGCTCGTGCAGGCGCTCGTTATACTGAATTTTTACGCGCACACTTCGGCGTATCTCCCAGAGATGAGAGGCTGCAGCGTCCGGAATACATTGGTGGTTCTAAATCCCCTATAATATTTTCTGAGGTATTACAGACGTCAAGTACAGATGGCACGTCACCTCAAGGCAATCTTGCCGGGCATGGTCTCACTGTGTCACAAAGCTATTGCGGTAAGTATCATGCTACTGAATATGGTCTTGTGATCGGTCTAATGTCAGTTATGCCTCGCACCGTATACTCTCAAGGTATAAACAGGCAATGGCTTCGTCGTACAAAATACGATTTCTACTTTCCCGAGTTCGCTAATCTCTCAGAGCAGGCAGTCGAAAATGCCGAAATATGTGCGACCGCTTCATCGGCACATAACACTGGTATCTTCGGTTATCAGGGAAGGTACGACGAAATGCGGACCAAGGATAATATGGTCTGCTCTCAGATGCGCGATACATTCGATTACTGGCATTTAGCCCGGCAATTTGATACAGCAACTCCGCCGACTCTTAATGACGATTTTGTTGAATGTATACCACGCAAGGACATATTTGCAGTTCCGTCCGAACCGGGGTTAATTGTTAATTTCGGAAATATTATTAAAGCAATAAGACCACTCCCAGTCATGGGTGAGCCCGGTCTCATTGACCATCACTAATAAAAGGAGGTCGCAAAGTGATGCGATTTAACACACAGTATGATAGAGTAAGACAACCAGCAGAAACTAATTCAGGGATTACCCTGGTAGAACGTGCCGGTTATATTTCGGCACAACAAAGAATTGAAAATCTAATGTTAGCTGGACAGCGCCTTGTCCAGGCACGCAAGGAGTTGTATGATTTTCCGGATGGAAAAATTGATCCGGATTTTGAGGATCCCACGCGTCGCAAGAATTATGACCTTGCCGATGGATTTCAGGATGGTTTAAAAGTTGAAGCTAAGCTCAAAGCTCAGAGGGAGGCTGTAAAAGCCTCTCAGACTGCTCAGGAAGCCCCAGAAGGCACTTCCGAAAAAGAAAAAGGGGGTGAATAACCCCCTAAAGACAGTGGGCTATATTCTCTCCCTTGTTGAGAATATAGCCCACTGACACCGAAGGGGTCATAAAAAACATGAAAGTCAAATATAAAAAGCGCACTTTAAAAGCGCAACGACATAAACAAAGGTACCGTTTAACACGATCCAGAACACAAAAGTTAGCCCGTATTAACAGACAATGGAAAGGTAGGAGGTATTAAAATGTTTGGAGTGGATGATCTTGCTATTGCTGGACTAGTACTTGGCGGTGTTTCAAGCGTCGCCAATTTTGGCCTTGGTCTTGCCAATTATGATTACCAAAAAGATTTACAGCGTAGTATCTTCAACCGGGAGGATACATCAATTATTAGACGTGTTAACGATCTAAAAGCTTCTGGACTCTCTCCAGTACTTGCTGCTGGTCAAGGTGCTGGAACTGGTGCAATCGTATCAACTCATCAACCAGAAATTGACCCATCTTTAGCCGCTTCTCTTTTTATTCAGTTATCAACCATGCAAAAGGATTTTGCGGTAAAGGATCAACAAATTAAATTATTACGTAGTCAGGAAGGCCTTAATCGTATTAACCAAAAAATTAAGGATTTGGATTATTATTATTATGATAAAACAGGAATTTCTCCAAATAGTTCCGCATTTGGAAAGGCTTTCCGTGATATTGTTTCGATGTACTCAAAATTTAAAAAAGAATACTCTGAAACCGATAAAGGTTATGTTCCGTTAGAGAAAAAGAATATACCTAAAGATAAAAAGCTACCATGGAAAACGGACAATAAAAAAGACCCATTGTTTCCGCCGTCTGCTGAACAACAAATGTTTGACTCAAATTACAATCCTTTCAGCATCTTTAATTTATTAAAATAAAAAAGGAGGCTCTCAAATGAGGAGAGGAAAAAGAAGATCAACAAGTAAACATTCAAGACGCAAAACACGTCGTATTAAATCTTACGCATCATCGCGAGGAGGCATAAGACTATGATATGCAATGTACAAAACCCATCACTCTGTTTAAAGTTGGTAAACAGTATTACCCTCAAGGATTACAAGTCCCTTGTGGTAAATGCTTAGCCTGTAGGATTAAGAAACGTAAGGAATGGCAGATTAGAATGTTACATGAACTAAATTATCATAATGACGCTGTATTTATTACATTAACATATAGCGACGAATATTTACCCGATAATAACAGTCTCGTAAAACGTGATCTGCAATTATTTTTGAAGCGCTTACGTAAAAACCTTGGTGATCGCAAAATCAGATATTTTGCCTGCGGTGAATATGGTGATAAAACAGAACGCCCTCACTATCATCTCATTATTTTTGGTCTTGGTCTGAAACCTGATGATAAGGAATTAGTCATGAAAGCCTGGGACAAATGCGAATGGACTAACCCCCATATTCGGAATAAAAGTTTCGGACTTGTTGAACCTGAATCAATTGCTTATGTTGCTGGTTACATTGATAAAAAACTATCTGGCGATAAAGCCCAGGAAGAGTATGTCGATAAGTCAAGAATACCGGTCTTTCGCCTGTGTTCGCTTGGAATAGGCCGGCAATATTGTGATGAACAGGCAAAACAGATTACTGAGATGCTCCATCTAACACATCGGGGAATCAGAATGTCTATTCCCCGTTATTACATCAAACGTCTGGGCATAGACCCAGACACTTTAAAAACTCATGCTCTCGATAGAGACGCTGAGTTAGTAGAAAAACTTGTTGGCGTGTATATGACGTCGGATGAACTGTATATGTCTGGTGAAAGTGAGATGAATACTTATGTAATAGAACGCACACAAGACGGTAAAGCTCAGCACGAACGTAATTTAACCGCCAAAACAAAACTTAAAGACCGGAGGCTTTAAGGCATCAATCTATTGATTGATGCGGTCAAGGGCAGGAAGCCCGCGACAGCTAAACATATGTTTATCTTGACATATGTGATAGTATGTATTTAATAAAATTATGGAGGTGTGTATATGAAATTATACACAATTTACGACAAGCTCGCCGGTGAACATGGCCCGGTGTTTGAAGCTAAAAATGACTTGGTCGCTGCTCGGTCATTTGCCCATGCTCTTAGAGGTGCTCCAGCTGTTGATTATGATCTTTTTCAGGTCGGCTACCGTGTTGATTTATCGGCAGAACCTGACGAACAGATGCTTATACATGGCGTCGAGCCTCGTCTCATTCCTGTTGATATTGCTGTTTCTACTGACAAAAAATATGGATTAGTGGAGGTAAAAAATAATGCGGAAAGGTAATATTTTTAAAAATATAGGTTCTCTGCAGCCTTCCCGCTCAGTTTTTGATCTGAGCTACGAGAAAAAATTCACCTGCGATATGGGCCAGCTCATCCCGGTTTTATGTGATGAAATGGTTCCTGGTGATTTTTTCCAATTCGGCAACGAGGCCGTGATCCGTTTCCAGCCTCTTGTAGCCCCGATATTACACGAAGTCAATATGTACCTGCATTTATTTTTTGT